GGGTATTTTTGGTTTAGGGAAACCAAAACCTGGCACCCCTTCAAAAGTGCGCTATCCAACCAAAAGTCCAGAAGATAAATTACTAGAGGATCTTGATAAAGCAAATGAAGCTTTGCAAAGACAGCCTAGGGACACCTTTCCCAAGGGAGCAGAAGGTAAGAAAAGATTTCCTGTAGGCGATCAAGCTTCTGCAGGTCCAACCAACGAACAAAGAATTGCTGCTTTCCGGGAAAGCTTACTTGCTCAAGCAAAAGACGAAAGCCCTAGAACACGACGTGGTCCTCGAGGCGAAAGAGCTACCTTCTCTCCTATGGACAGAAGGCGTCCTGATGACAAACCTTTTGCACAGGAAGAAAGAAAACCAGTGAAGGAAGAGACACGTCAGACTTTTGATGTCCAAGAGAAACGCCTTGCTAGAGCATCTAAAGATGACTACCGAAGAAAACAAGCTGATCCTATTGATCCCATGAGAAGAGGCGCAATATTCGGCTAGTATTTAACAATACGTTGTTTTAAATACCGTGCCAAGTTATACCCATCTTGCTTACAGAAGGAATGCAAAGGCTGCGGCACGAAATCAACAAATCAAGAAGCCAAAGAACGCAGAACTTTTAAAGAAAGCCCGTGAAGACTTTGGCTTTTTCTGTGAGTATGTAGCAGATAAACCGCCCGCAGAACATCACCAGCATTGGCATCGTCACTTTGTAACAGATCAAGATAGTTCTTGCCTGATTAAAATTGCTGGCCCTAACGTTGATCTTCTTGCACCACGGGGTTCTGCCAAGTCAACGGTCTTAGGCCTTCTTACAGCCTGGGCCATAGGCATCCACACCTACGAAAAACTACCCCTACAGATTCTGTATTTGTCCTATACCGTGGACATTGCAAGATCTAAATCAGCAACAATTAAACGAATCATTGAAAGCAAGCGGTACCAAGAAGTATTCCCTTCTGTACGTCTTCTTAAGAACGTAACAAGTAACGAATACTGGTCAATCGATCATAAGTTTGCGGGTATTGATACCACAGGTGAAGAACAGTTTACGCTTTGTGCTGCTGGATTGAAAGGTTCGGTGACGTCAAAGCGTTCTCATCTGGTAATGATTGATGACGCCATCAAATCAGCAGCTGATATCGCCAACCCTGACATCAGAAAACAGATGCAGGAAAACTGGAATGCGGTTATTGCACCAACGATGTTTGAAGGTGCTCGGGCTATTTGCCTAGGCACGCGTTTTAGACATGATGACATTCATTCGACAACATTCAACGAACAAAACAACTGGAGCCAGATTGTTCTATCGGCCATTCTCAATGATCCTGAAACAGGAGATGAGAGGTCCTATTGGCCTGAGATGTGGTCTTTGGATTACCTAAAGGAAAAGAAACGACAGGCCCCGATTGCATTCTCGTTCCAGTACATGAATCAGGTCGTCAGACAGAACGAACTATCATTGGCACCAGAACTGATTGTTAAAGCAGAGATCTCTACCGAGTTTGACACTTTGGGTGTCGGGGTAGACCTTTCCGCAGGAACTAAGGAGAAAAACGATTACACCGTCATGGTCCTAGGGGGACGTATTGGTGATCGCATTCATATCATTGATTACAGGCGGATCAGGGTTATGGGTAACCTTGAAAAGCTCGATGCGATGAAGGAACTTCTCAACGATTGGTCAATCATCGGCATAGATGAAAACAAGAACTATTACCCGACTTTCTCCACATGTGATATCTGGTCTGAAGCTGTTCAATACCAGGCTTCACTGGAGGCCGACTTCAAGCGGGTCTGCCTCAATAACGAGGGTCTCTACAACCTCATTTGGCATCCCGTAAAAGGTTTCCGTGCAGATAAGCTTGCACGGTTCCGTGGAATCATGGGCATGTTTGAAGACCGGAAGATCATCTTTAACCGTTACCGGAACTTCACAAATCTCTTCGAGGAACTCACGAATTTCGGCGTTAGTAGCCATGACGATTGTGTGGATGCATTGGTTTGGCTTGTTAACGGTTTAGCTAGAAAAGGGCAGTTACACCTTGATTACTAAGCGTAGAATTAAAAAAAAGATTGGTCCAGTGGGTCCAGAGTATATTGCTGCGTTTGCAACCTTGATTGTATCTGCCTTTACAGGTGGGGGCTGGGTTGCAAGCAAGATTATTGACCGGCAGAAAGAGCGGATCCAACAATCTTTCGACTACATCAGTTCACAGAAAAACAGGATCGACATGTTGGAAGATCAGGTCAATCGCATGCCGTTAGATTACGTGCTGAAGGTGGATTTTCTCAGAGAAATCCAGGACATGCACGAAAATTTTCGACAAATTAACAATAAGCTTGATAAGCTTATGGAAAAGATATTTGAGAAATGAGTTACATTTTGGAGATCGAAGAAGATCAGAACGGTGATCAGTACGTTACTTTTCCCGAAGACATCTTGGAAGAACTAGGTTGGTTAGAGGGCGATCTCCTCGAATGGAACATGAAAGGAGAAGGAATCACTCTTACCAAACTGAATAACCCATCGGGTTACGAAGTTATAGAAGAGTAAAATAAAAAGATCGAGCGGATAGATTATGTATTACGCAGGCCAGTCTGGTATTGCAGGAGCTGTAGGAAACCTGGCTGGAGTCAGCTTCCCGATTCGTGGGGGTGCCTCAGTAGGCAGACCATTACTTCCGAACCAAAAAGAATTAAAAGGGGATAAGCGTGATCCTAGCTTTCCTCCGGAAGAAGCTATTCCGTTACGCCTTCCTTTGGCAGGCATTCCTGGTTCCAGTAATCTGCCCGGTGCTGTAGGCAATATGCAAGGCATCGCCAACGCAGGATTCTATGGTGGACCTCAGTTCAATCAACCGGGGAACGTAAGCCTTCCTAATGGTTTCGTCAACAAAATGGTTTCCTAATGGCACAAGACGACTCAAAATATACAAAGCCAGGTCTGCGCGAAAGCATCAAAAAGCGCATCATGGCTGGCTCTAAAGGGGGTAAGCCCGGTCAGTGGTCTGCTCGAAAAGCCCAGATGGTTGCCGCTGAATATAAAAAGAAAGGCGGTGGTTATAAAGGCGGTGAAGGTAAGAAACAGAAAGACTTAAAGAAGTGGGGTAAAGAGAAGTGGATGACAAAAGATGAATATGAAAAGCGCAAGAAAGCCCGTGGCGCAGCCAAAAAATATAAAGACAGCAAAAAATGATTAACTTCCAGGATTTATTAAACCGCGCAAGCGTAAAGGCTCAAGGATTTGGCATGGCAGCTCAAGAAGCTTTGCCTGCTATTTTTGGAGGTTTAATTGGAAAAGACCGAGTAGATACAAAGGTTGACCCAAGAATGGGCCAAGGTCTGATTGATGCCTACCAGAGGGCACAAAAACGTGGCTCTGACGTTGTTGAATACAAAGACTATGACATGTCTACCCCAGGGGGGATTGGTGCTAAATATACTTTTGGCACAGTAGGAAAGGATAACCTTAGGTTTGATCAAGCTGGTAATGTAGTCGGTATACAAGGTGAAAAATACGATACAGATAAAACCGCGATGCAGGCACTGCGAGAAGGAAAAGAGCGTTTAGAAGGAGGTGACGTTACTGCTGGTATTTACAAACCGTTTGAAGCATTGCTTTCTACGGTACAAGGTAGAGGACTAACCACTCATAATGTTGATTTTCAACAACCGGTCTTGCCTAGTCCTGTTACGACTACACAACCACAGGTTTATACAGTCAAGTCAGGGGATACTCTTTCAGCTATTGCAAGTCGTTTAGGCACGACAGTAGAAGAACTTGCACGTAAAAACCAGATTGCCAAGGTTGATCAAATTCAAATCGGACAACAAATACGGAGATAGTAAAACGTGGACTTACCTGAAAGCATTAAAAAACTACCAGCTCAGCTGAAAAAAAGCAGCAAACTCCATAGTGAGCAAGCGGAAACAGTTCAGAAATTTTTAGACGACTACATCAAAAATAAAAAATGATTACACCGGTTTTGCTTGCATGGTCACTTAGTTGCTCTCAATATCACGGGGCAATTAAACGACTGTATGCAGATCCATTTTTTGCAAAGCCTGAGAATCGAGAAGAAAGACTTGACTTACACTATTTCTTTAAGAGTAAAACCTGGCCTGAGTGCCTAGAGCTAGAGGTTTGAAATGGCAGACAAAGCAATTCAAAAAGACGGTTCTACTAAACGCTACTTGCCTGAAAAGGCGTGGGCGTCTTTATCCAAAAAGGAAAGGGAGGAAACCGATGCCAAAAAACGAGCCGGAAGCCGTAAGGGGAAGCAATTCGTTTCCAATACAGAAAAAGCAAAGAAAGCAGGACGTGCAGCCCGCCGCTACAAAGATCAAAAGAAAAAGTAAAAAGCTTGTAAAAAAAGCCATCAAGAATGCACACCTTTATAGCCGTGCTGAAATTTTCTACTTCAAGATGTGGCTTGAATTAAAGAAGCAGGCGAAGACTGCTAAGATCAATAAAGATAAATAGAAAAATAGTTGGATGGCTGTAGATGCAAAAGCCAGACTCAAAGAAATTATTGATTCCTATCTCGATAAGGATGGGGGTTCCCATATCGATACGGGTATTGTTGCGTCTCACCTAGCCCAGATGAAACTGTTCGGCATCCGACAGGGTGTCGAGTTTTTTCCTGCGCAAGACAACTTTGGAAGTCAGCGCAAAGATTTTGTTGACCGTGTAATCAAATACAACCAGCTAGATACACGCCTGGATTCTGTTTGGGACTATTTCTTGTGTGATGGACAAGGAATGTTTTACATCCGTCCTACACAGAACAACTATCGTCTCTATTATTTCCGTCGTCACGAGTATCGAAGTTTCTACAACATCGACGGTGAGTTAGATGAAGTGGTCATCATCTACAGCTATAAAGTCCGCCAAGGACTTGGTTACCAGCAAGACATCGAGTCTGACACGATTTCTGGTCCAGCAGGCATGGGCCGTGGTGGCGTCAAGCGTTATATTCGCCTGTCTATTAAACGTAAAACTATCGAAGAAACACACTCAGAAGGTGAAATTTCATTCGATACTAATTACCAAGCCATACAAGGGAAGACTAAAACATTTAAAAATTCACTTGGATTCATTCCTTGCGTTGAAATTTTCAACAACGCTAAAGGCTTTTCTGCAGAAGGTGTCGGTGAATTTGATGCGTTAGCAAATCACATTTGTACGCATGACGACATGATCCGCACAATGCGGAAGAACGTAACCTTCTTTGGGAATCCTACGCTACTTTCTTCAAGACCAAAAACTGATTTAATGGAATCAGGTGGAGATGCTGTTGTCCAGCGCCCATCTATTGCAGCTAGTTCAGGTTTTTCTGGCCCCGGTGCTTTAAGCCAATCTCGGTTTAAATCAGATCCCGTATCTCGTGGAGTAGATGGTCAGATCCGAGTACCGCGAGTAATTGCAAACTTGGAACCAAATGACCGTGTTGGCTATATCGTTCCTGACGCGATTACCGGTGATCAAAACTCTTTCGCTCGACAGTATAGGGAAGAAATTCGTACTGCTCTTGGCGGTGTGGATGAGCTGTCGATTTCTGCTGGTGTTACTGCAACTGAGTACAAATCCCTATTTGGGCGCGTTGCCGCGACATCCAAGAAAAAGAGCAGTTCAATTTACACGTACGGAATCTGTCGTTGCCTTGAACTGATTATTTTCCAGGAAGAAAAGTTATTCCGCGAAAGTCTTGCTGCTGCCGCAGGCTTAGAAAAGCCCCTTGAATTACCAGAGACTGCAAGTGCTGAAGACATTGCTGCTTATGAGCAAGCAATGGATATGTTT